AAATTATAGAGGCGTACAAAACGAAACGCCTTGAGTGCGGAAGAAAGATCAACAGGCAAATCAATCTTGAATTGCTCTGCTTATCGGCAATGCTCAGATGGGGCTTTATGCAGGGACTTTGCAATGAAACGGAAAAGAAATTAAATCCCCTTCCCTACAAGCGCAAGACGCCCCGCGTTCCTTCCCCTGCCGAAATCGCCAAGATCATCGACAGCTCTTCGGATCTGTTTCATAAGAGCATCTTTCTTGCGCTCTACCATGCCGGATTGAGGTCTGCTGAGGCGCGTTCCCTGAAATGGTCCGACATAGATTTTGACGCCGGATGTATGGGCGTCAATGGGAAGGGCGACAAAAACAGAGTTGTTCCCCTTTCCTCTCAGCTATCGGCCTTGCTTCAGGAACATCAAAAGGAATCGAAAGGCGTTTACGTCTGGGGCAATATCGGATCATTCAAAACGGCTTTTAATGCCAGCGTCCGACGCGCCGGATTGAACGGCATAACTCCGCACCATTTGAGACATGCCTTTGCTTCTCACGGTCTGGAAGGCGGAACGGACCTTAAAAGCGTTCAGGATATGCTCGGACATGCCTCAATTTCCACTACTCAGATTTACCTTCAGACGACTTTCAGAAAACATCAAGAACAGGTTAAGAAGGTGTTCGGATGATCGGGCGTCAACGGGCGTCAACGGAAACGCTTTCAACATGCCATGAAAAACATAAGGCGACTCGCCAACTAATCGAATCGCCTATGATATTTGGTGAGCCCTGTCGGGATCGAACCGACAACCTACTGATTAAGAGATAGTGTCTCCAGTAAAAAGGCTCGAATTGTCGGCATGTTGGAGAAGAGATTTTGACGCCGCGTCAAAGCAAGATGATCTTAGGCTTGAATGACGGCGCTGAAGCCTCTTCTTGGATTAGGTAATCTCCATATGCAGGTCCGTAGTTCTCAGTATCGACCTTTACGTAATCATTTTGCGCCAGAGCGTTTATTGTATAGCTGCCAAACGGATCGCTTCCCGCCCGGATTTTATTCAGACTGATGTGATCCAGATCCAATTTATGGCTGCTGTCGCCGCCGTACCACCAATAATATCCTTGCTCTTGATCGATATAGCACTGCGTAAACAAGATCGTAGGCTCATAATTGGCGTCCGGCGCAGACGCGACAATCCCCCTGTTGGCCGTAGAGTTCAAAACCCTTGATTTGCTTATTTTTAAATTTACGCTTCCGGCCGACTGATATATCTGACCGGCAAAGCCGGAACTGAAGTGCATATCGACGTTTTCAACGATAATGTCTTCCGCGTTTGCAGCGGTGAAAAGCAATCTTCCGGTAACGACAACCGCCGCGTAATCCGCCCCTTGGCCTCTAATCCTGACTTTTCTTCCATTCCAGTGCGACGGACCCGACAAATCGGCAGTGTACGTTCCGGAATCGACCAACAGCAATATGTCTCCGGCAGGATTCGCTACTAGAGCCGCGGCTATTGTGGCATAGTCTTTTCCCGCTCCGACAGTTTTGATGGTTCCGGTCCAGGTTGCGCCTTCCACTTTCCAACTCATGGAGGTTCTCCTTACGCCATCGGCAGCGCAAACGCCGCCTCGACCGTCCAGCCCTTTGGGGCTGTGCCGGATGATATTGCGTCGATGTAAAACCTGATTTTGTCGCCTGTAGCCACGTCGTCATGCTCTGGGTCGATCGTTCCCGGAATCGCGGACGAGCGGCTTGACGTTTCGCCTGTTTCGACGGCGGCCTTGACGGATAGCATTTCCTGCGCGTCGGTAACGTTCAGAATGCCCATCGTCGTAGAACCTGTGACGCCCGCCGCGTCGTGAATGGAGACTGCCCGGATTAGATTCATGCCGTTGAGTTCGTCGGGCACATGCCAATCGAATTCATCATCGACGCTGCAATCAGTCGCGTCGTCAACAATCCGGACTTGCAAGACTCGCACAATCGCCGGGACCTGTTCAATCCAAACTCCGGGACCCGCGCCGTAATCGTCAGGGCGCACCTTGAAAGGATGAGTCGCGACGTTTTCAGCGTTCGTTCCGTCGGCATCGAATTTAAAATAAAGAACCTGCCCGCCAATGGAAGCTATCGCCCGGTCATTATTGATGATGCCGCTCTTCGTTATGGCGTCCAGGGAGCGAGCCGCACCGCCCGTAAGAGCGTTGCAATTCCAAGTCTTGTAGGTAGTCCTTGCCATGGCGTTCTCCTATTTGACGGCTTTCTTTAGCCTCATGGTCTTCGCCCGGATATAATCCGGCCTCGGAATGATTTCCTTGTGCGGAACGACAGGCGTTCCGTCCGGATCTCGCCGCCAATCGCGCCCCTTCGGCAATCCGACAGTGACCGGAGTCGACGGCCAGTCGGCGTCAGAGTCTTCGTCGATCTCGTAGAATTCCCGGAAGACGTCCAGGATTGACCGATCCGGCTTCGATCTGTCCGGCTCGTCGCAAAGGCTTTCGATCTCTGCGAGCTGTTCTTTGTCAGGGTTTATGACGACGATTTCATGCTTCTCCGGATCATAGTCGTTAAAAGGGTGAGGAACGAGCAAGGGCTTTCCGCCATTGCCGAAGCAGGGGTGATCCGGCGCCGCAACAGCCGCCAAAATCTTCTTGTCGGACTTTTTCCGCAAGAGGAAGATCCAATAGACTTCTCCGGATGACGTGACGTACCGAAATTGAGCGTATCCCGCCAACGTCGCTTCATTCCCAAAATTAATAACGGTCATCAAAGAGCCGCTGCTAAAGAGACCGCCGCCGCGATTGCCCGCAATCATGCAATTGATATTGCTTCCCGAAAGTTGCGGATAAAAGCAATATTGGCCGCCCGGGACCGTTATGCTGCCTGCCGTTTCGACATCTATATCCCCAGTCGCAGACGTGCCCGAAACCCCGGCGGTAGACGTCTTAAGCATATTCTGCGAAGCCGCTACCCCATACCTCACGCAATCGAAATAAGCGTCGCCGGCAACGTCCGTGTCGGTATAGCCACCGATGACGATTATTTTGAAATAGCGGGAGCTGGCCGTCGGCGTGAATTGCGCAACGTATTGAGTCCAGGTAGCCGGCGCCCCTGCATCTGTTGAGTCATATAGTTCCACAGCCGCCCCGTTCGTCGCCTTGGCCGCCGTGTAATATTGGACCTGTACAAGATTTTTCATTCCTGCCGCCGACGCCTTATGCAGAAAAGATGCCCAATATTTGACATACTCCGAGCATGGAATGTAATCGCTCGTCAGCGAGCCGCCGCCGTTCCCTGCGCCCCCCGGATGGGTGAATTTAACGGCCTTCGCGCCGTCTGCCGGAGTCGTCGTATCTGCCGCCAAAGCGCCGCCCGGATATAGGGCTTTTGTCCAGTTGTCCGGCGTTCCGTCTGAATCGGCGTCGTTCTCGAAAGACCCGTTTGGAACGTCCGGGACCTGGCTGAATTGGCCATACAGGTAATCAAAATTGTCTTTGATCTTGTTCATCAAGGTCGTCGTTATAAAGGCGTCCTGAGCGACTTCCGCCGCTGTCAATGCGCTAAAACTCATAATGGTCTCCTTTCCCTACCATGCCCTATAGCCGTAATCTCCGTTGCTCATGTCTCCGTTCGCATTGCAGATCGCCCCATATTCGCGCTCGGCTGCCGTCGCCGTCGCATAGGATTTGGCCGAATAGGAAGCGGGCGAAACGATGCAATATTTCTTTGTTGGCAACATGAGGCATTTAAGATTGATTTTGTTGCCCTTCCGCTCGCGCCTGACTACCTGGAAGACCGCGCTTGAAAGGTCATTGCCGCTCGCATCCTGCATGGCACCCGTGCTGATTTTCGCGTAGTCGCCGGTTTTTACGGCGCCGTCCTTCATCTCGAGATCCAGCGTCAGAATCGGCATCGGATCTTTGTTGCCCGATACGATACGGGAAGCCGCGTTTGCAGCGAAGGCGTTCATTGTCTCTTCTGTCACATAACCCTGCCTGAGCCATCGGCAATAAATGATTTTCTCCGCTGCTTCGTTGTAGCCGTTCGCGCTTTCGCCGTCCGCGTCGATCGCTACATCCAAGCGGTTGTAGCTGGCCGGCTTGTCTTCGTCCTCTACGGTCTGCCTGTCCCAATAGAGGGAAACGCGGCTGATCCGGGATGTCTGGTTCAGATCGACGGACAGGGAGCCGTCTATGTTGTTCGCCTCGTCCGTCAGCGTCGAATAGACGCGTCCCGGCTTGTTCGGCAATGCCCGCCTGATGGTTATTTTCAGGTCTTCGCCCACCCAGGCCCGGCAATTAAGCAGTTCCACGATTTCGAAGAAAAGCTTGTCTGCTTTCGTCGGTTCTGAGATGATCGCTGAGAAATTGACCTCGCCCCCCGGAGAGTCGCGCTCTGTGTCAAAGTTTGCAGAGTCGATATATCCTGCAGCTATGGCGCAGTCTGTCGGGAGAAGCTCGTCGCTAAGGATGTCGAACGGGTTCGCGGGCGCGTAGTATTTGACCTTCTGGACCTTGTCGCTTGCCGAGTGCGTCGCCGCCGTTGTGCTGAAATATCCGCGAGTGCATGACGAGACGATTTTCGTCGTTGAATTGGTCGCCGTATAATAAATGATTTCATCGCCGATCCTGATATATCCCGCCGGAGAATCAAGCTTGGCGAAGTCCGCCGCCGAGGCGTCCAGGGTTATGCTGAGGTCGGCGGCCGTTATATCGGCTGCGAGTTTCAGGTTAAGCTTCGGCGGTATGTCGATCTTCGAAAGCGATTTAAGCAGATCTACAACTTCGATCGCGACTGAGCCTTTGCTTATTTTGACGTTGTCTATCGCTCCGACAAATTTCTGCGTGAACTGGCTGGCGTTCTGCCCCAGCAGCCCGTTGTAAATCTTTACCGTCCGCCCCTTGTAATTCGCATTCCTGGCCAGCAGTTTTTTCCAGAACGTCCCGGGAGCGTAAATGTCTATAGACTCCACCAGATAATGCGCCACGTTGTCCTTGTCAAAGCCGTCCTCGATGTAAAGCCAGGCGCGCGTCGGAACGCCCAATATCGTGTCGGCTATTTTTACAGCCCCTCCGCCGGCGCTCTCGTGGATGTACCCGTAGGCTTGCTTGCCCGTGTTGTCGATCGCGCGGAGCCTGTAGAACCTTTCCGCGTCCGTCCCGACGTAGGGCGCGAGGTCCGCAGTGTCGGATATGAACGTCGCGCTGCCGACCGACATGTCCGGAGGGGTGGATACGGTTGTTCCCGCCACCATGATTTCATATCGCGGCGCGTACGGATCGATGCCTACGTCGCCGTCCGGCTCGTCGAAGAGCGTTATCGTGCACCGGCTGTTGATCGTCAGGCTGTCCTTGATTTCCGTCGGCTGATAGCTGATGTCTTTGATGTATGGCCGTACATTTATGACGTTGCTGCTGCCGTCCAGAAAGGGGAGCTTGCAGAAAGAATCGATGAAGTAATAATCCTGAGTGGTCCGGTTGAAATTCGCCCGGTCCTGGCACGTCGGATATGTGTTATAGCATTCGGAGCCCGCCGCTTTTGCCGCCGTGCAAGGGGCGTTTCCATAGGTCCGGCTGCATTTGTCCAGCGTGACAATGACATACTGGAGAGGTGTTTTTGAAATGTCGGTCGCCGCCGTCATGCTTCTTTCAGCCCTTCAAATGTCAGGTCCAGGTTGCGCCGCGTTCCGCCGCTCGTGTGAGGCATCCGTAGCTTGAAATTGTCGGGGATCTTGACGAAATAGACTTCGGTCGCGTGATTCGTCACATCGGGCGCGAAGAAAAAGGGCTTCAGCAGGGAAAGGTAGTCATCCCACGCGGACTTGAACGTGCTTTCCGCCCACGTCAGTGTCAGGAAGCGGAAGGACAGATCGAAGCTCAGTCCGGTATATTTCAGCGTCGAGCCGAGCAAGTTCCCGGTTTCGCTTCTTATGGACTCGGCGACTATGGACTCCTGCGGGCCCAGCCATTCGCCCGCGGCATAGCGCTCGAAGTCCAGCCGCGATCCGATCATGAGGATTGCCATACGGGGAGCGATTGCCGCCGTGACAATCTTGAGTCGCCAATATCGGGCGGCAACGGAAGCGAAGGTTTTCAATAAAGCCTTGTCAGTGGAAACCGTGAAGCCCGCCAGACGTTCGGTCCAAGCCGCGTTGTCGTTCGACATTTCTACGGATACAGTCGCCGCGGCAGCTGCAAAATTATGCCCTATGATCGCCAGTGAATCAGCAGTTCCAATGTAGCCGCCATAGATCGCCACTTCATCGAAAAGCATAGTTCCCGCGGTCGCCGTATCCTTAACCAGACGAACGACGGGATCAACGTCCGTGCAAAGCCACTCGAATGAATATTTAGTCCATGTACCGGAAGATGTTCCTGTGATTTCTCCCAAAAGATCGAAGTGATCAGACATGATCTGGATTCGAAACGCTTCATTTCCCGAAGTTCCACTTTTTACATAAGCCTCAATGGTATAAGTCAGGCCAAGAGTGAAGCCGGTCATGTCTTCAAGATATAGATAGGAATATTGCAGGTCTCCGCTTGTGCGTGTCATTTCCATGCAGTTTCCCGATGACCCGCCTGCGATTTTGGCAATGGTGCATCCGCTTTTCAGGATCGCCCAGGTTGTAATAACTTCCATCGTTCCCAGGCCAGCGAATAGAGCCTGATTGAACATGTTCACGGAAGATTTCGCATAAGTATCAACGGTTACATATTTTGTCCCGAATCCGCCGGCAATCCAATAGGTGTAGGTTCGCAAGTCCTTGAGATTCAAGACATCGTATCCCGCAGCGGTATCAGTCGCCGTCGGCGTCCCGTCGTCAAGCCTGTTGTCGTAGAGTATCAGGGGCTTTGCGTTCGCGGCCATTAGTGGACGTTGTCCTCCTCTGCCTTTCTGATTGATTCAATGAGTTCTCTCGCAAACTTGTCATTGTCCACGACGTTTCCATAAATATGAACGTTGATCACCTTTGGAGACTTCAATTCTTGATTCCTGGCATACGTAGTTTCGACATTGGAATTCGGATTGTAGCCGCCCCCGGAAATCGCGCCCATTTCTCCGCCGCCGCCGGACATCGTTGCTCCGATCCTCAATGCTCCCGCCGCCGCTATCAATGCAATATTGACCGCGCCCCATGCTTTAACCGCCGCCGCCGCCGCAGTGGCTCTTGCCAGGGAAGTCGGATCTCCGGGAACGAGTTGAGACGCAAAGGCCAGCGTAGAGGCTGCAATGGTAGTCTGCCATGCCCTGGCAATTTCCATCGCCGTTGAAAGCGCTATACCCAAAGCCGCCGCCGCCTTTTGCTTTTCTCCCAACATCATAAGGAGCGCCGCCGCATTGTTGACGACTTCATATTTCAAGTTCATTTCGGCCTGGGCGGCCTTTTCCTCTTTCTGCCGCTTCTCTTCGAGATAGGCGTCTTCTATCGCTCGCAGAGCTTCATATTGAGCCTGTGAAAGCTGCGCGTCCGCTTCGTTCTTTTCGAGAATGCGCTTTATGTCCTCTTCATCGGCTTTCTTCTTGGCTTCATAGTCTTTTTGCCGCGCCTTGGCCTCATCTTCCAGCCACTTCTCATTGAACTTCTCAGCCTCGGCATACTTTTCAGCTTCAGCTGCAATCCACAAATCGCGGAGTTGTTCATCAGTCATGACGCTGGATTTGCCGCCTTTGCCTCCGCCGCCCGCTTCGCCCGTTTTTCCGCCTGTTGCCTTAGCCATGGCCGTCGCTAAGGCTTCCGCAGGAGCTATCATGGCTTTGAGATTGTCCTTTGCCTTGCCCACAAGATCAACCGCCGCAGCAAACGCCGCCTTCGCGTCTTCCTGCGCTTCTTTGGAATAAAGCCCCTGGAGACCTTTCAGCCCGCCATATAAAAGCAAGACGCTTGCCGCAATGCCCTGGAATGCCGCCATTGCTCCCATTGCCGCGCGTATGGTCATTTGTCCGAGCCACAATTCGATGTCTTTGACGGTCGCCTTGAGGCGGTCCATCTTATCGCGCACAGTGTCTTCCTGCTTGCCGAGGCGAGCCATAAGTTCCTCGCCCGCCTCAACGGTCGCGTTCATGAAAGCCTGCTTCTTTTCCGCGTCCGTGAGGCTGGCTGCGGTCTTTCCTACCGATTTTGCATATGCTTCATTGGCTTTTTCGACGGAAACGATAATGCCAAGGTTGTCCAGAATCATCTTGCTTTGTCTGCCGACCGCAAGCGATATGTCGGAAAATGCCTGCGTCACGTCTTGCCCGGTCATTTTCGCCGTAGCGCGGGCTATTTCCATGAGTTTTACGACCTTTTCGGGCGATATCCCCATCATCATGGCCGTTCCGGCTTTTTCCATCATCGTCATCGTGTCGATCGTTCCGCTGGATACGCGCTTTAGGTCGGCGATAATTGCGTCTGCCGTTGTCCCGTACGAAGCAGCCATATTGGCGAAGGCAACTTTCTGCTGCTCGAACTGCGCCGCCATTTCAGCCATATTCCAGGCTTTTTGAAAGATTTTGTAAGCCGCGTAAAAAGAAGCCGTCACTTCGAGCCAGTGCTTGCGGAAGGACTCCCAGTGCGTTTTCATTGCGCCGGCAGTCTTCTCGGATGCATCTTCCGTCTTTTTCAGTTGGCTTCGTGCGCTCTCGTGCGCCAGAGCTGTTCCGTCGCGGGCAATAAGAAAATATGTGACGTCGGTATCGTTAACGTTCGCCATCGGCGTTAGCCTCCGCTCTTTCCTTTGCGTCTTCCGACGCCTGCCGCTCCAGTTCGACTTTCATCGCTCCCAGTGCAATCCATTCTTCGTTCCTCAGTTCATGCCGCCCGATTGGACAGCCGGAATTTAAGAGGGCTAGATAATGTAAAAGCTTCTCGTGAAGTTCCGGTTCATTAAGTTCCTGACCCCAGGGACAAACGGGGCAGACTTCCCGTTCGACATATTCCGGGCCGCCCGGCTCGTCCCGGAATTCCTCTTGCGCTCCGCATTCTTCGCACGGCGGCCACAGCTTTTTTCCTGTTCGATAATCGATCCGCTCCCGCTCGTGGACAAGGCGCAGATCGTCGATCAGTTTTTTACGTCAATGTCATTATTTTCGAAGGCGGTGAACACGAGGCTCGCTTTCAGCCTCATCGGAATTCGCGCTTTGTCGTCAACCTTGATTTCTCCGGCGTCGTCTTCGAGGTTTTCAAATCTGACGGCAAGTTTGTCGAACAGCTTCGCCCGCGCCCCTTCCGAATTGTCTTTCATGCGGGCATGTCGCCCGACGGAATACCGTTCGGCGACAAAGTCGTTCCATTCCTGATTCGTCGGCTCCCGAAAGACGACAAGGCCGTCTTCCCCTACCTGCACTTCTATTTCCTTCTTGATTTTCATACTTCCCTCCTTGGCGTTTGTTGTTATGGGAGCGGAAGCAGCCTAGGCCGTCCGCCAAGGAAGACCGAAGGCCGCCGCCGTCCCGAAGTTAGGAATTAAGGCGCCGCAAGATAAGCCGCCTGCGCCGTGTAATTGTAAATGATAACCGGCGGATTCGTTCCGTCTTCGAAAACCTCAAAATCAAAATCCTGAGTCAACGAGTCGTTGACGCCGCCCTTCGGCTGCGGATAGGCTTTTATCTTGGCCCGAGGAATAATGATGGATGCGCCGTAATACATGGCGCCGCCAACTGCGATAAGGGTCGCGGCCTTAAAATCGAGTTCGATTGCGCAGGCGTCCTGAGCTGTGAAGTAAGCGATTTCCGCAGCGGAAGCAAACTGGATTGTCGATTTAAAAGATGCGCCGCGCCGCTCGTAAACGGCGTCCTGCAGATATCCGCCGCCGCCAAACCCCGGTTGCCCTGCCATTTTATTGTCCCAACCGAACTCAAACGATTTTCCCCTAATGGAGAAGTCGTCCGGCGTAGCCGAAGAAATGTCTTCCGTTCCCTGCGTCGGCGTCGCTCCGATTGATATGTTCGCTCCAGTCTCCAGAAAGAATTTAAGTTGGTCTATTTTCATCCAGCTCTCGGTTATCGCCGCCGCGAAGCTTGCCGCATTGGTCGCCCTCTGCCCGGAGGCCATCATGCCAACATCCATTGAGAGAAATCCGCCCGCCTCCCCAGAGAGCTTCAGGGTATTGCCCTTGACGCCCTTGTATTCCGTCTGGATGCCGCCGATTTTGTGAACGACAGAGATGGAAGGCAGATCTGTTCCGTCCGTTATGGGGACGTTCTTATGCCGATAAGCCGTCAATGCCGCATCTTGGCTTGGCGTGCTCGATCCCATCACAAGAGCCGCAAAGGCCGCGAAATCGTTCGGACGCACGCGGGCAAACTTGAGCGTCGGATTGTTGCCGTATGCTGTTATCTCCTGATCGTAGCCGTGCTCTTTCCCGGTGATTTCATCCTTGTCGGAAGTGATGGTGTCGGCATATCCGGGATCGAAATCAAAACCCTTGAACGAGCATGACGTCACATTTGTATGCGTTACTCCTGCCGCATAAGTAGCCTCTTTTTTGAAGACCGAGGCCATTAAATATTGATCCCACCCCTTTTTCGCCGGTTGCGTCATGATTATTCCACCTCCCCTTTTATTTCAGCCGGAATATCCGGCAACTTTATAGTTTCAAAATATTTCTCCCGGCCAACAATCTCCGAATCGGGATAATCGACTCCCGTTTCGTAAACCTTGAATCCGCTTTCCGTCTGGATCTCATGTCCTATGATGCAGCGAGCCATTGCTTAACTTCCTCCTATTCCTATGCCTGCGTGTACGGGTCGAAGGGCTCCGTCGCGTACTGGACTTCGAACCTCAGCAGCATTCCAAATATCTTCGCCCCCTCGTGTTCAACTTCGAACGTCTCCGAAGTCATTGGCGATATGTCTTCGGCATATCCGCCCAGACAGACATTCGGGGGTATCTGCGTTTGAATGGCTTTCAGGACATCCGCCTTCACTTTCCGCATGGTCTCGCCGTCGTCGGACGAATTGACCGAAACGACGCCTTCTATCGTGAGCGAATGCTCATGCTGGCCGACTGCCCGGATCGTGGTCTCCTGCGTGTCTCTGAATCTGATTCCCGGCATTTCGGTTAATTGAAGCGGTTCGTCTCTCCACCAAAAAACATTGTCGCCCAGGTCCGTTTGATAGCCGCCCGAAACGAGAATCGTCTTGAAGAGCGTGTCGAGGGCCGTCACAATGTATTGCCGAATCGTGATAACGGCGTCCGCTTCCGGCTCTTCCTCGCCCCATGCGTCCAGATTGCCCCAAAGGTCTACAGCGTCGCCCATGTCGTTTAATCCCTGCTTAGAATGAGAATGGCTTCAAGGCCGTCTTCTATCGGCTGCTTGCCGCGTATTTTATAGGTTGTGCCCGCGATCGCGAGCGTGCTGCCCGACGCTCCGTGAACGGCGCTTGTCACGTCGGACGCCTTGCATCGTGCGCTTGGAGCCGTCGTCTCAACCTCTCCCGTCGCCGGATTGACCATCTGAAACGGATTGGAGAACAGAACCGTGATAGTCGTCACAACGGCGCCCACGGTCAGCGTCGCCGAAACGGCGAAGTCGTCGCTGTTATAAAAAACGTCAAGGTCTGTCGTCATTTGCGCCGCGAGGGTCATTGGTTCACCTTCCTAGACTATCGTTGACCTTCTTTTTGTGGTAGCAGGCACACCCGCCCAGGCAGACGCCGAGGTACATCATCGTGCGGACAAACCAGCTTTTGCCTCTGCATTTCATCGCTTCGAGAAATACATCGTTCGCTTGTCCAAACGTTGCCTGCGGGACCGAATCAATGCGATAGAGATAATCATGAATGACAGCCTCTCTGTGCGCCCGATCTCCAAAAAGCGTGTATGCGATAGGCACGCGGGGAACGCTGGCGAAGTCTGTTTCGAATCCGGCTGGAACTTCGATCCTTCCGAGAATCGCGCTGTCATAGACAAGGGGCGCGTCAAGAATCCAAATGGAGTCGTCGTTTTTCAATCGGGCTTCAAGGTCGGTTAGGAATTCAGGCGTAGAACTCATGATGCCCCACCTTCTTCACAAGCTTCATTTCCTTCCACCAATCGCACCCTTGCTTTGCCGCCGTCGTGAGGTATTGGCAACAATGCGCTTCGGCAATCTCCTTGTCTCTCGGAATTGAACCGTCTATCATCCCCGTTGACAGCGTCCAGCACTGCGCCAGAATCTTGTTGAGCGACGCTTCCCGGTCCCAGTTATGGGAAATATCCAGCAGCATTTTGAAATTCGGATCGCTTTTCAGGTAACAGGAGAATTGCGCCGGCCACAGACAAACCTCCTGTATCGTCTGGCCGTCCCATTTTCGGTGATCGACTCGCTCAAGGATGACGGTTCCGACTGCTATTTTCCCCTCGTAAGGTTCCCCTCGCGCTTCGCCGTAGAGGGTCAATCCCATTATCTGAGGGTCGGCAAGATGGCCGAAAAGCGATATATTTCTATCGTATCGGTTTTGATTTGCAGCGTTCATTTCAAGACCCTAACTTGATTCCCAAAGCTGCCGCGAATCCGCCGATTATGCCGCCCAAAAAGGCAAAACATTTATCGGCAATGGGACGCTTTTCAAGGGCTCCAACTCTTGAATCTAAGGCTTGAATCGCATTAAACAGCATCCAGCTTTGTTGCGCGGGAGTCATATGCTCCCAATCTTCCTTAGTGACTACGAATCCATTTGACATTGACCAAACCCGCCTCTCATGGTATTTGGCCTTCCAGAGCGGCGCTTCGGCCTCAGTCCAGCCAGACTGAGAATCCTGTCGGTACACAGGATTGCCGCTCGCTCCTTTAATCCTTGATCCCGTTTATTGCCGCCTGTTCCGTAAAAAACTCTACCAACCCTTGATACTTGAAAGCTTCCCTTCCGCCCGTGACCTCTATGTGATCCCTCCACGGTCTGGACTCCAGGCATTCCCCATTCCAAAACTCCGAAAGAGGAATCCATTCTCCACCTTCTGTTTGAACCTGCGCCTGAACGTGGTTGACGTTCGGATCGTCCGTGTGAAAGGTGGCGATCCTCACGGGTCGCTTGGTCTTTCCCGCCTGTACAAAAGCATTCCAAATTGAATTTGGCACGCACCATCCCTGTTCTGGTTTCATTTTAATACATCCTCACAATCTTGTAGCTCACTAGAAATCCCTGTAAATTCTGTATTTCATCGGGTCTGCCGCCACGTTGAATCCTGCCGTGTTTGTCTCGTAATTCTGCGTTGAGCCGTTTCGTGCAGAGTAGATTTTGCATCCGCTTCCGCCGACAAGTTCTCCGATATGCCCTTTAATAATTTTTCCCGCGTCGTCTTCCAAAACTAGAATGTATTTTGTCGCTCCCGTTGCGCCGACATAGGCAACACCCAAATTAACGCCTGCGCCCAAGTCAGCCGCCGCGCTTCCGTCTGTCAACGTCAAAGAGACGCTTCCCGTTGCTACGGTTCCGGAGGTTGCTAGTTGCCCGTACTTGGTAGAGGCCAATACCCTCCACGTCACCGCCCCGTTCGGATTGAAGTTGGCGTCCTTTACTCCCCAATTGTAGGTTGTCCCGCCGGGAGTGTTGGTGATGGTGACTCCGGCGGAAGAGGGGGCGGTGATCTGTTTGAAGGCATTGCTCGTCGCTGAAAAATTTGTTGCAACTCCACTTCCAGTTCTAAACCCTAAACAGTTTACACGGCTATCCCCCGTAATATATGATGTAGTATTTAGTGGTATTGCAGACGTTACCTCTAAGACGCCAGTATTCATAAACCCAAACCCTGGCGCAGTCCCACTGTTCAAGGTGTAAGTATTGGAGAATTTGAACAACTTTCCCGACAATGCAAACGCCTGGTATGCTACGCCGAAACTTGTTGTATTAATAGCAGACGTAATATCTGTTCCCACAACAGTGAAGGTTTCATAGGGGTAGGCAGGAACATTAAACCAAGCAGTAATCAATTCCGCCCCCAGATTATCCGTCCCCAGCGTCCCCGTTCCTGCCGCCTTCGCATATCCCCAAATCTTATTCCCTGTAGCGTCCGTGAACTCTATCACGTCGTTGTGGGCTATTGCGGCGGTCAGGGCGGCAGTCAGGGCGGCAGAACATCCGTTGGTGTCCAGAAAGGCGGTTCCGTTGACTGTGGAGAAGAGGACTGTGCCTGCGGTTTCAGCTGAGGCGGAAGCGGCGATGATAGGAATTCCGTTTTTCATTTCTAACCTCCTTAGCTATTAGGCTCCGCCATCGATCATCGTTGAGTTCGTATAGGTGACGTACCATTTATTTGCCTGAAGACATTTCACCGTAACTACCACTCCAGCAGTTCCATCTGAAGTAATTTTGTAACCAGCCGTCAATGCCGTTCCAGCAAGGATAAACTGATCCGCTCCGTTGGAGTCCAAACTAAAGACTGCTGCCGTGGTAGAAATGAACGTAGCCTGCATCCCCACGACAGCCGCCGGCAGAGTTACAGTATAGGCTCCAGTTATGATATGATCCTGACCGCGCATCTTATCGGCGGTCGTAGCTTCGGTAGCAGAGTGGGTGACGATGTCGGGGTAAATGAGCGATACCCACCTTGTATTGCCCCCGTTTGCGGTCGTCAGAATATAGACATCGTCAGCCGTATAAGCCGATCCTGCTGCTATATAGCAATAATGTTGATTTGTTTCCGCCACATAACAGATTTCATTTGGCCGTCCGGCGGCCTTTGCTTCCAAAACTGTCGCAAAATAAAAATCTTTTATCTGATTTTGGTTCAGCATATCGCCCCCTGTTTCTCAGAGGCAAATAGCCCCGCCGTCAGCGACAGACGGGGCGCATAGTTGCCTGTTTTATTTAATTACAGGGCCGGGACTTCGACCGCGTACACGTCGCCGACGTCCATAATCTGGTTGATCGAAAAGGTCGTCGAGCTTTCCCATTCGACGCAGCCGGCGGTTCCCGCCCCCTTGGCGCACTTTGTCAACCGCACGCCGTTAAGCCAGACCTGATACAGATTGCTGTTCGTGAACCCCGCCTCTGTCGCCGGCAAGGCCACCGTCGAGCCTGTGGGAACGACGCCGACGGTAGACGTTCCTGTGCCCGCGCCCGCGCCCGTGCTGATCGTGATTACCTCGCCGCTGGCAAAGGCCGCCGTCACTGCGCCTTCGCTTATCAGGGTTGTAAGTTCCTTCGGCTCGGTTATGACCTCATCCTTGCTGCCCTGCTCCATCATGACGTCGGGCGTCTGGGACTCGATGTAGACCTTGTTCACGCAGAAATCGACGGTCCCCGTCAGGTTCGTAAGCGTGAGCGTTCCGTCGTCGGCGATGTAGACGAACGAGAGTTGCGTATTTTCGGATGCGGCGGCTCCGATGTTCGCGCCTTCGGTTGTGCCGTTCGCGCACTGGACAAGGCCGAATACGGTATATTCGACGCCGGCCACGTTGACCGTGACTTCATCGTGAGACGTGGAATCTCTCAGGGCCACAAGGTTCAGGATGTTCCCGAAGCTGTCCGAGTAGGACGTAGTGGCGGCGTTTCCTATCGCGCCCGCCAATTCGGCGGCGCATACGGCGCCATTGGTCGTCAAGGTGGTTGGAGGACTTGCCTTCAGGACCGCCAGCTTTCCAGACGGCAAATGAGTCGTCGAATCGATCCGCTTGAACTGCACGCCGGCCACGGTGACCGACTGGACTTCCGCCCAGGGGAACGAGTAAACCCTTTTCCGGTTCATGTACTGATCAAGCGTGGTCCAGGTTCCTGAAGTGTTGGGCCTTAAAATATTTACTTGCCTTGCATTTATAGGCATTGTTTTCTCCTTTCTTTTCGTCTGCCGTTATTGCGACAAGACTATGATTTCGTCTCCGTTATCGACGGCTTGATCCAGTGTGAAGCTCGAAGCCGACGCCCAGACTGCATGAACTCCCTTGTCCTGATAAACCCCGTTCAAAAAGATGGATATGGACTCCGCCGTATTGAACAGGGCCTCGCTCGCCAGGAGATCACCGTCGTCTCCGGACTTCGTGTAGTTTGCGCCGCTGCTGGTGACCGTGTATGTCGATCCGGCCGGCTTCGCCCCGGTGATCGCCAGGCCGGTCGTGCGGGTCGAACTGAGGATGGATTTGTGGATGAGGTATATCTCGTCATTCGCCTCGACGTTGGCCGAAAAGGCTTCGACCGCGAAGACTCCGCCCGTGTTCGCGTAATCCGTGATCTTCCGGGGATAATCGCCGACTGGGGCGGCTCCCGCCGCGTTGGCGTTTTTGAAGACGTACATGTAAAAACTGCTGTCGTTGAAATAATCGTCGCCATATCCGGAAAGATTGGAGCAATGAATTTCCGTCGTCGAGGCTGTCATGTCGGCGTCGCATCTGCCCAGCAGGATCAATCCGTAAGGAAGAGCCTCGAATTCCAGCAAGCCCGTAAATGGATTTATTTTTACCGGCATAAATCCTCCTTACGAATAAGAGTAATGATCGCATCGCGACCATGCATTCTTATAAGCGTTGTCTCCGCCTGCAAATTTCAGGGAAGTTATGTTCCGGCTGGAATCATAGCCGATATAGGCAATCAGCCATGCGTCGTCCGATTCCGAGACTCCCGGCTTCGCGCGCCCGATATATTCCACGTCGCCCGCAGCGTTGTATTTGACGCGGACTTGCATATCGGCATGCGAAAAAGGGAATTGAATTGTATTGTTGTTGAGCGGCATGGGGCCTGTCCTCCTGTTTGTTCCGTTATGGACCGGCCCGCCCCGAAAGACGGGCCTTTATCCGTTCGTATGGATCGCGCCCTTGCGCTTAGGTGGTGATATTGCTGAAGAGGTACATGCAAGCCGCGGAAATGTTGGACACAGTCGTTCCTGTATCATCATAGGATTTCAGCAGGGCCTCATCGACGTGATGACGGACCCTATAGATGTCGCTCCTTACGGACTCTTCCCGGTATTGCTCGACAATCGCATTGGTCGGCGAATCTTCGGTCCACAGGAAAGTGCGTCCTAGTCCCGGCTCCATGAGATCCGCGCCGCCGCTCGAAATCTTGACCAAGCCCGCATATTCGTTGCTCCAGACATCGGTAATTGATGCGGTCTTGTTTTTCTTGGCTGCGTCGTAAACCGAGCCTCCCACGAGAACGCGGGGAACCCCCAGAATCTGGGCAAGCTGCTGGGTCGTCATTTTGTTGATGTCCGCGCCCGGGAATGTGTACTTGATTTGGCTAATGATCTGATCGCAGCGTCTCAAGTCGAGAAGCGTTGAAAAGGCGATCACTAACGCATCCGGAAGCATTCCGCACTGAGATCGAAAGGCAAGGATTCCGTCGTTGATATCGTCATAGGGCGTCGCATTGGTCGCATCGTCCCATTCGTTCGTGACTGCGTGAGCGGTGAAATTGCTCGCGTTGAAAAGCTTATCGGCGATCCGCTTTTCCTGAGCCCTGAGAATGTGTCCCATGGCCCGGCGCGTCGCTATAAGGTCCGCCATTCCGGGAGACTCACGATCCAAAAGTTTTCGCTCGGTGTCGTCGACCGGCTCTTCCCACCCTTTTTCAGAAGTGGAAAATTTGCCGCGTTCGTAATTCCAATCGCCGCGGTTGTAGTTGCCGCGGGGGGCCCTCGAAACGTCGGGGATCTTCATCAAGACTTCTTTGGGAATGACAGGATATGTAGCCGACTGTTCGGGAGTGTTGAAAATCGGCATGAGTTCAAGGCCGATATATCCCATGGTCGGACCTTCCCAGAACTCCATAACCGTAATCCCGAGATCGGGCCGAAATATTGCCGAACCTGATGCTACTCTGGGCATTTTAAAACCTCCTTTTCTTGTGTTCAGGGCAAAGAAAAAGGGGCAAGCAGATGAGTAGGCACCTACTTGCCCCTTTAATTCTTTCTTGCGTCTCCTTCGGATTGGCCGACCTTCGGGAGAGCCCTAAATTATCAATGAACCTGTCTTACGAAGTCAGGCATTTGCGAGTAGCTTCCAGCCAGACGCTGGAAAGGAAAAAATCGTCCGTTCCGAGCTCGCCGTCCGCCGGATGAATCAGCAGCGTCAGCGACTGCGGAGATGCAGGAACGTTCGCCGCCGAAAGGGAAAGCGTCGCTTCCTCCAATGTTCCGTCAGCCGTGAACTCGCTCGATGATCCGCCGCAATCCGTATCGGCGGAAGGAGCGTCGCCCGCGCCGGAAAAGAAAGCTTCGACCGTAAAGACCGGACTGTCTACGAGAGAGCCGCCCGCCTTCAGGATCGTTCCGAGTATATGCACGTCCACATCGGCGGCGTCATTCAGATCCTGGGGCATCGTGAAATGAACGGCCAATTCTCCCGGCGTCGCGTGATTGTTCCAGCGTATTCCCACGTCCTTGTTTGAGTATTGATGATAGCCGGGGGTTGTAGATGATCCGTCGGCGAATTTCGTCAATGCCGTTCCGTCTTCCAGGCAAATGAAATCGGGAGCAATCTGATACTGCGCCGTCTTGATCCCGGTCATGAGTTCGGCTAGCGCCGCTTCGACGGTGGCCGCCGTGAAAAGATCGCCCGAATCGGCAACGCTTACGGTGGCGGCAGTCGTTGACTTGACGCTCCAGGGGGCGACTTCGATCACTTCGCCGCTCGCGCTTACGGCCTCAAGGGCGGTTCCTTGCGCCGATCCGCTGGAGGCGTCGGACATTTTGCCGTCGGCGGCGCCATAAAGGACCGTTCCACGAGCGATTGCAGAGTTAAGAGTTACCTCCACTTCGATTGTGCCGGGATAGGATGTCAGCTTGACGGAAACGTCGTCTCCGTCTTCGACGTGATACATCGTGACGCCGATATAGTCTTCGCCTGCATCGGAGTAGACTACTTCGGGGGGGTCGTTTGTCGTTCCGGACTCTATTTTGACGCGGCGATTGGCCTCAAGCTCTTCGCCGGCCTTGAAAGTTTTAATTCCTTCGTTGTAGGGCATATTAGTTGACCTCCTTTCCGGGATTCACGGCCTTGAGATAGGCCGCATGAGCCTTCGGATTCGCCTTCATGACGGCTTTTATGGCATCGGTCTTGCTGCATTTGTGCGCTTCGGCATACTCATCGACCAAGGCCATAAAATCTTTCCCAGAATATGTTTCAGCGGAAGCCGTCTGGTTTAATTTATTGACCGCTTCGGCATCCTGCTCTATTTTGGCCGCCGCCGCCTTGCGAATCTCTTTTTCCGCCGCCAAAACCTTGACAGCCGCTTCCGGGCCCGTGGTTTTGCCATCGTTCGCCAAGGATTCAATCAAAGCCTCGTGGCCCGGGATCAGTTGCGCCCGAACCTCTGCGATTCTCTGACGTTCTGCCGCTGCGCCCGCCTCTCTTCCTTCCTTCATTCCGGCCTCTTTGCCCGCCTGCGTTCCTGCAAGCATCCCCTCGGTCTTTCCCTGATCAAGGACGGCTTGATAGATTGCCGGAAATTTTTCTTTCAACTCATTTATATCCATTGTTCCCTCCTTTTCGGATTTGAAATAAACGCTTCTGGCTGCGCCGCCGGCAGTCATTTTTTCTAAAAGCTGGTCATACGTGGAAACTCCGTCCGCGAGTCCAGCGTCAATAGCCTGTTTTCCGATATAAATTCGGGCGCCGTCCGCCATTTCGAGAGCCTTGTTGGCCGTGACTCCCCTGCTTTTCGCAATTCCGTCTATAAAAACGCCGTTCAAGTAATCGACCTGTTCTTGCAGGTATTCGCGTCCCTCTTTCGACAGCGGCTTGTGGCTGCTTGCCGCATCTTTGTATTTGCCTGAAACGATATGGGTATATTTGTCTCCCATTTTCTCGTCCCATGCGGATTGATCGATATGGGTATATATCGTACCGATAGAGCCGAGCTCCGTCGTGTCGCCCGAGATATAAACCTTGTCGGCGGAAGCGCCGACCCAGTAAGCGGCGCTCGTCATCATGCCGTCCGTAAATGTGACAATTGGTTTTTTGCCTCTAACGGAATAAACGATCCCCGCCAGTTCCTGCGTGCCGTCCACGGTTCCCCCGGGAGAATCAACGCGGAGGAGAATCGAATTTACGGCTGAATCGCCCAAGGCCTGTTTAATCGCTTCACCGATTTGGATCATGGAAGACGCGCCAAAAAGATAAGAAAAGAAGCCTGCGCTTTTCGCCAGGACGCCCATTATGTCGATGACCGCCACGCCGTCCGTGATGCAATAAGGCTCTTCGTCTTTGCGCTTCATCAGGGAATTCAAAACCCGCGCTTCCATTTCCTTCCATTCGATCCGGGGGCCCCTCATATGCGCCAGATATATTTCCCGAATCTCCGAAAGCTTTGCGGGCGCGATTGCCCAGGGCGAAGTCATGACGTCAAGCAGCTTCATCGGTTTGACCTCCCTGTTTATTTTGGGGCGCCTGGGGCGCGCCGGGGTTCGGATTTTTTGATTGTGCAGGCGACCAAAGTCCAATTTCCTGCATGATCTTTCTTTCTTTCCGGATGCGGGGAAGATTCTTTTCGAAATCGCCGCCTGTGATGAGCGCTGTTTCTTCGTCGAGAGTCGAAATTCCAAGCTCGACTCTCTTTTGAGCGGAATCGACATCTTTTTGCGGATCGATGTATCCGGGCGAATCTCCTACCCAAATCGCTCCCGAATATGCTTTTCTAATCATCGGATCGGAAAAATAGCCGGGGGCCGCAATTCTCTCGTTTGCTATAGCCTCGTAGAGCCAAATCTCATAAATAGGCTGGCACCAGTTAGACGCCATCCAGACGCGGCGCCCCTTGAAAAACCGCCACGCTTCGAGCAGAGCCGCCCTCGATGCGGAATAAGAAGACGAAAAATGCCGGATCAAAACTTCAAAGGGAATCTCCAGGGCCGTGCCGATCTGTTCAAGGATCGCCTTCACGAATGGATCGAAGGCGGAATTCGGGCGAGAGGGATTGGCCGTCTCGATGCTGTTGCCCGTCGGCAGTCCGATCACAAGGCCGCTCCCGAGCTTCACGTCAACGTCGGAGGTCGTCGCGCCCGTCTCGTCGGTCATGTTCGTAATGTCGAAATTGGCGTCTCCCGATTCGGATTTTACGAATACCGTGAACATGGACGATATGACCGCCGCCATGATTTCAGCCTCTGTATAGCGGTCGATTTGCTTGATCTGTTCGATGATGGGAGCGATAAATGGGACTCCGCGTGTCTGTCCGGGGCGAGTCATGCGGAAAAGGTGAATCATGTTCCGCAATCCAGTGCTCTCGCCAAATGCCGGTATTATCTGCCAGTCGTAACCTTCCTTTGCCCTGATATATGCGCCGTATGGATTCTGATTAATGACGTGATACGCCTTGGGGGCTCCATATTGATCCTTCGCGATGCCGGCCACAAGTTCGGCGGTGTCCGGCTTCCATTTTTCATTGCAGACGCGATCAGCTTCAATCGACATGAGCTTCAGGGAATAGGGGGAGCCGGCGCGCTTGATTTTCGGCAGAGCCGTGAAGGAATCGCCGTTGACGAGAGCTTGTCGAAAAGACAATTCCTGAAGTTCTGAAAAACGGAGGGTGCGCGCGACGTCGCATTCCTGTGAGTCCGCCCACATGCGGAATTCCCGTTCGGCGTTCTCTTCCCAGGCGTCCGCCTCTTCATCGGTCATGCCCAGATATTCGCGGTCGATTCGGGATTGCAGCTTCAGGCCGGTTCCGATCGCATTGGAGACCGTGACGTTAATCGCGCCGGCTGCAAGGGGGGCGTTTCGCTCCAAATCGCGAGATCGTTCGCGCAGCAAGGGAAGGTCGAAAATGATGTCGCTATCGGCGTCACCCTTGCTGACGGTCCACTCCTTCGTAGCCCTGCGAGTGCGGGAAGCTCCGATATATGCGCCTGCCATTGCCATGACGCTCCGCGCGCGCATGCGGCGAGCTGCGGAGACGGGAGAGAAATAGCCGATCGCCCTATCGATGATGTTTTGCCGTATTTGGATTTTTGGTCTGGATTGAATGGGAGGCATTAGACAGGCGTCCCTCCCTTAACGGCGAGTCCGCCGCGGTCGAGAGATTTAACCTGAGCGTTCCAAAACTTGATGTTCTCCCGGATTTCGGCGGCATTGGCGCGAGTGAGGGACCGTCCGGCGATAGAATAAGACTGCCCCGTCGCCACGGCGGTGTCTGCCGCGAGCCATAGGGCTAATTGCGTCTCGGCTTGAGCTTTGGTAAGTCCGGCCATTATATAAACAGCCTCAATATGAAAAACGATAATTCAAAATGAAATGTTAAATTTGGAGGGATTCTAAATTGAAATATTTTTCAATGCAAAGAAGGAAAGGGAAGAAAAGGGACTAAAGTGAAGGTATTTTATTTTTAAAAAAGTTAAAAAAATATTGCATTTTTTTCTTGACATCTTAATTGAATTGATATACTCTGTAATCAACAAAACATACAGGAGGTGTAGGATGAATCGCAGCACAATAAAAAAACAGATGGAGGAGTTGATCGAGGAAAACATCGAACTCGACAAACCCGAACACGCTGAATATCGTGATCAGATGCAGAGAGAAAACAATAGATTTATCGCTGCGTTCACATATGTTCTGGAAAACGCAACCGATGAGGATATTAGAATCTGTCAACTCGCACTCCCGGGGCGTGTTTCTGTCCTGAGATGGGCGGAAAAACGAATGAAATGAGGAGGATATGCGATGAAATGGACAACAAAAAACACCGAGCCAGCTAGTGGTTGGTGGGTAGGGGGAAATTCCAATCATCATGTGCGGGAATGTCCCCGATGTTACGGATCGGGAATGACGCGGATTAACCAGGACGGGGAAAACGATCCCGGCGCCAATCAGATGTGTCAACTCTGCCACGGCAACGGCAATATTATTGTGGAGGAATAACCCATGGGAACCCGCAAACATTACGAAAAAATGCTCGCCGGAAACCCAGACGCGAGTATCGGTTTCACGCTCGCGGCCCAGGCTGTTTATGCCGCTAAAAATGGAATTTTTGACGCCAATTCTCCCGATCATAACGACGCCGAATATAGAAAAATCGCTCGCGATCTTAAAACGCGGCACGGAGAAAATCTCGGCGCCGACGATGTTCGAGCCGAGATGATTGCGATAGCCGAACCAATGACGGAAATGATCGTTCGTAAAGTTCCCGAATCTCTCCGCCGCGCCTTCAAGGTCCGCTGCGCCGAGGAAGGAATCAGCCAGCAGGATAAAATGATCGAACTTATGCGCGAATATTTAAAATAACCCCCATACCGCCGCAAGGCAGAAAGGATCGGAAAATGGACCCGAGACAGATTTACGACAGAGCTGATGGCCGGCCCCAGAATCGGGAGTTTCTGGAGTTCGTCCGCTTCATGAACGCCCAGATCAAGGCATTTTCGCAGGGCGCCGCATTCCCGACCGAAGCGTTCCACGCGTTCCAAAAAATTTTTGGCGAGTCCCCACACTACCAGGATTTCCTGGCCTGCTGGGAGCTGCTGGCGGCTTGCTACGTTGCAGTGCCTGGCGCGGCGGGATTCTGGGCGAAAACGACTGCCGAGATTGAGCAGGAAATAGAAACTAAAATTGCCAGAGATTAATCTAATCATGCTCCCCTCACCAAGCCCCTCTTCGGAGGGGCACACCGCCGCAGGGCAGAAAGGAATGAGGAGCCATGACCAAAACAAGAAGAATATTGCACCTCTCGCTATACGCGGAATTCTTCACCGCTATCCTCCGCGGTGAAAAGCCGATTGAGTATCGGCGGCGAAGCCCCAGGTGGGACAAGATGTTGCGGAAGTCTTATGATGCGGTTCGGTTCGTCAACGGCTACGGATCGCGCCGCCCATGGATGGATTGCGAAATCGTCAGGATCGAGGAGACGCCGGAACAATGGCTGATTCATATTTCTCCCCCGTTCGCTTCCGGCAACTTGGATCTGCTCAAACTCTGATCCAGTTCGCGCCCATCGAGGTAGCGGAAATCTTCAAAGCCGTGTCGGTTGCAAAAATCGGCCCGGCTTTTGTTGTTTCGGAAGACAACCACAAGATAAAATTCCGTTTCATTCCGGGCATTCGAGGATGAAGCCGCAGCCTCGAACGCCTTGACGCTTTCTTGCAGGCGGTTGCTCATTTCGGCCATCTGCTCAATTTGTCCCTCGTTCAGATTTTCGCCGAGAAGATTGAAAACATCGGCTTCCGAAAACCCCATCGCTTCGATGTTCAAGTCCACGTCTTTCAGAAGATCCGTCAAGCTCTCGTTGAAAACTCCCTGCGCTTCCGGGTTGTTCATGAAGACGTTTTGCTCTTTTTCGGTTTTCTCGTCGAGGTCCACGGCGGAAACCCTGAGCATGTAATCATGCGTGCGCTCTATTTTATCCATGGCGTCAATGCGCTGGTGTCCGCTAACAATATTTCCGGTTCGCCGATTCCAGACGATAGGAGACAGCAGGCCGACTGTGGCGAGATTTTTCCTGAGCAAATTCTTTGCCTTGTCGCTGATTTGTCGGGGATTGTACGGCGCATTGTTTATCTGCGTCCGATGGATTTCAATGATTTCATATTTTTCCGCGCTTGCCCGTTTGGGTTGCTTCGGCTCTTTTGCCTTTTTCTCTTTATTTGACGCCATGCCACTCCCTCCGCTTCACAACCGCCCCGATGAAGGGGAAATACCGCTCCATTTTTGCAAAATCATCCGGATAATTGTCATGCATCCACAGCAAAGAGGGCGTCGAGAGATCCACACCCGTCGATTGATGTCCGGAAGACGCCGGAACTGGAATTCCATTCATCTGCAAATAAGCCAAAACATCATTTTTCCGCCATTTTTTCAGGGGGTAAATCACGTTGTCCATCGTGTAAAACTTGAAATATTTCGTCTTCCTCCAAAGGGAATCCGTCTCTTTCGCGCCGTTTATGATGAGATTTGCGCCCGTATCATGCATAATCGCCTTGTAAATCTCGTTTAATCCGAATTCTTTGAGAAATTTCGCCATTCTGATGGACTTTTTGCAGTAAATTGAATTCTCGTAAGCCTTAAACAAGAGCAAGTGGGGATAATGCAGGATTTTCAATCCCCATCGGTCTTTGATGATCGAAAGCCGCTCTTCATCGAAGCGAAGATCCGGAACGAGGAACATGAAAACCGGAATCACGCGCTTGAAATGCTTGACTGCAAGATCCAGGCAGCAGAGGGAATCTTTCCCGCCCGAGCAGGCGACAACGGCGACAAAATGCTTCTTTGCCAGCGCCGCCATTTGCTCATGGGCCTCTTTGATGATTGTGTATTCCATTTTTCCGCCTGATTTTAAAAGGGCGGGCAGGGGTCAAGGGAGCTGCCCGCCGGATTCGTTAGCCTCCCCCTCCGCCTCCGCCGCCGGACTTGCCGATCGTGTATTTGATCGTGCGTCCGCCCCTTTTCGGGGTAACTTTAATGGCCACTTGCCTTCACCTCCTTTCGTTCAAGATAGATCCGACTCTTCGACTTTTTTTAAGATCGCGAGCCGCGGAATCCGGAGCACTCCGTTTATTTTTTTGCCGTCCAGCTTTCTCATTTCTACCCACAGATAGATCGTTTTCGGCTTTACGCGGAAATATTCAGCCGCCTCTTTCGGCGTGAGAAGGTCTTTGTTCGGCAAAGTAGCGGTCATTCGATCCCCCTGCTTATGATCCGGTAGCCCTTCCGCCTTCCCGGGGCCTTCGGAATGCTGAGATTTTCGATAATAACGCCTGTTTCAATCGGTTCTTCGGCTTTCTGTTCTATCACTGGGGAGATCGGAGCGGAAAAGCGCTGCGGACGATGCAGGATGTCAACGCCGCCCCAGCATTCGCGGTCTGCCATAGCCAGGGCGATGACGGAACAGTCGAGCAGGTGGTTCGCCGCCGAGATCTGCACCCATTCCCAGTGGCCGTTCTTGTTTTTGCGCCGCTCTTCCGCCAAAATGTGCTTTATGAAGTCCTCCCGCACGTCCTGATTGAAAACCGCCGCTCCGTCCGACTCGATGGGCAATCCTAGATAGTGCGAGAGGTCGTTTTTCACGGCGTCCGTATTGATAAGCCACAAATTGAGGCCGCCCGGTATCGGTTTGCCCTGTTTTCCGGGCATTTTGTCAATCACAGACAAGGAAACATGCGCCACGGAATTGGAATTGCTTCGCCCCTTGATGCCCAGGAGCCGCTTTCCGTCGCTCACCGCCCTGATTATGGAGTAGGCGCGCGCCGTCTGGGTCTCATCCTCTTCGTCTCTGCCGCCGCCCGTGTCCATTCCGGCCCGCCAAACAGGGTAAATAAAGCGTCCGTCCGCACTCGGATACGCCGTTCCGAAGACGAATTTTCGGATTTTGTCCCGCTGTTCTTCCGCCGTCGCCCCGACGAACGACTCAAAGCCGTAGTCAACGAGGATCTTTTGGGCTTTCGGGGTAATCGCCCAGGCCGCAAACCAATATCCTCCCTGTCCCATGTCTATGCCGGCGACAACCGCAATGGCGTCGTCGGGACAAATCTTCGAAGGCAGGTCTATGCGTCGGCTGAGAAGCTGGAATTCGGTCTTTGTCTCTCCCTTTTCCGCCCAGGGTTCGGCAAGCCAGGAATTCTTGAAGTTTTGCAGGTCGGAAGGCCGGTCTTTGCTCCGGATGAATTCCGCGGCGATGTCTCCGAACGTGAACCAGGGAGTATGAACGCGCCAGAACTGAAAACCGACGCTCCGGGGCTTGATTTTTTGGATGCAATCCCCGAAATCCAGGCCGGAAATCATGTCAACCCAGACTCCGCGCCGGATCATTTCCATGCGCTCGTCTTCGCGGATCGCGCCCTTGCAGCCGGCGCACTCGTAAAAAGCCGTCTCTTCGATCTCTCTCGGCATGAGATTGGAGTCATATTTAATCCCCTCGAACGTCAATTGCTGTCTATGTCCGCAATGCGGGCAAAAGACATGAAAGCGAAAGCGGGCGTCGCACTGCTTTTCGCCCTGGGTCATTTCGTCGGACTCCAGAACGGGCGTCGAGGTATGAACTTTTTTCATGATTTCGCGGAAGGTGTTCGTCCTTTCGCTTCCCAGTTTGAGCGGAGAGGCTTCACGACCTGCAAACATCCGGTACTTGTCAACCTCGTCGAAAAAGACGTAGCGGATCGCCCGAGAGGCCAGAGAAACGGGGGAGCCGGCCCAGGCCATATAAAGATTCATGTTGCTGAAGACCTTGACTCCCTTTTCATGCAACTGGCATCGGGATTGCAAGGCGTCGCAATGGCGGATCATGTCGTCTATGCGCTCCTGGCTCAGTTCATCGGCCAGATTCTCGTTCGGTTCGGCGAAAAGCGCGGGTCCGGGGTCCTGAAGAACGGCGTAAAGGAGCATATTCAGCAAGCTCTCGGTGCCTGAAGACTGCGTCGGCTTCACCAGCCATATTTCCCGGATGCAATCGATGCCGAAAGAATCCATGAATGCTCGAGCAATAGGGTTATGGGATGTCTCCCACGGGCCGGATTTGGCCGATTTCCCGGACAGGACGCGGTATTTGTCGGCGCACTGAGAGACCGTGAGATCTTCCGGCGGCGTCCAGGCTTCGCGCTCTTCTGGGGAGAAGGGGGGTTTTTTCACTTAAAAACCCCTTTCCTCTGTGAATAAACATTCATCATGTGCCGGATCTGCTTGTCGTAGACGCCTTTCGCATCCGGCCACTTGACGAGTCGTCTTGACAGGGCTAAAAGATCGGCTTTTATGACGTGGGTCCGGCGGACAAGTTCATCCACAACCTCGATCCTCTCTATCAATTCGCCCCGCATTTTTCGTTCTTGAAGTTCTTTTATGCCAGCCTCGGCGATCGTCTTGCGCTTTTTCACCTCTTCGTGGGTTGAGTCGCCCCGGCCTTCGGCCATGCGCTGGTAGTAGACGACGAGCTTTATCAGGGCTTGAAGGGCGTCGACGGTCCCGCGGTTGGGGTCTGGAACGTGACCTTCTTTGACAAGCTGGCGATATCGGCGTTCCGTGAGATTGAGGCCGAGCTTGCGCCAGGCTGCGGCCAAGTCGGACAGCTTTACTTCGTTTGCCATGGGTCATGCTCCTTTGGCAGTTGCAGGAACGTCTTGTATCGCTTTTTCCAGGGATTTAATCAGTTCGTCTCTCTGTTTTCCTGTGATGTAGATATTCGTCGGTGAATTCTGAAATTCGCATTCTGTCTCTTCATAGACTTTGACGCCGAAAATTCTGATGACTCTGATGACCTTATATCGCTTCATATTTACACCCTCTCCATTTTGCGATAGCACGCATAGGGGTTAAAAAGCTTCAATTCGAGACGCATTTGCTCTTTTAGCAATTCATTTCGCCGCACTTTGATTACGTCTATTTTCCTTCTGATCTTTTCAATTTTTTTCGCCTTTAGTTTTTTCACTTCTTCACCTCGTCTTAGCTTTATAAAAAGTCTTACGGACGCTTTCGTCTCGCCATGATTCAATTTCGGAATTCCCAAATTTTGCACTGCGCAGAACGGCGTCATCCACCCCCAGGGGTCCGTTAGACAACAGAAGGGCATTTAAAAGAATAAATAATGTTTGGACTTCTTTTTCTTGCGCTGCTGTGACTTCTGAAAAGCGGATTCCCTTTTCTTCTTGAAGCCGCAAAAGTTCCTCAACATCATCAAGCAGATCGTAAAATTCGCTTGGCGTATATTCGCCGACGGCGGAAATCAAGCCTTTGCCTCGCAGTTTCCGCCATTCTTCTCTTTTTTCTGGCGTAGTTTTCATTTTTTCACGTCTTCCAAAACGCTGAATTCATGCCCGCAAGCATCTTTAATGTCGGCTCGCATATCCCCGCAGCATTGATCTTCGACGCCTATACAGGGCATGTGATCATACAAATCGACAAAGTCGTCTATATCTGCTTCAATGCCGTTAATGATGAAAGTCTCTAAATCGCAATAAGCATCAAATGCTTTGGCTATATATTTCATGATTTTCCCTCTTTCTTAGTTGGGCACGCTGCTTGCAACGTGCGCGCGCTAAAGGTAGTTTATTTGTTATATTCACTGCCCCCTTGAGAGAGCGGAAAGGGGTTGGTTGAGATTTTTTTCATTTTTTTCGTCCAGAGAAAGGAAACTGAAGGATTTTGCCTTCGCACGGGTGAAAATCGAGGTTTGAAC